ACTGACTTTTCTGAATTGGGCGACATGCCCCAGCCTGATGAGTCGCGCTACGCGCATGACAACAAGCTGTATGTCGAATTCCTGCGCAAGCCGCGCCTTCACGCAGCCAAAAGCCGCGAAGCCGGGCGCGCCGTGTATGAGGAAACCGACTACGTCAAGATCTATGTGCCTGGCGACAAGTCAAGCGTTGTTGAGCGTCCTGTGACTGAGCAGGACATTCAGCGTTTCCAAGCTCGCTACGACAAGTGGAAGTCTGGCCAGGCTGAAGCTGTTGTGGGCACGCCGTTGTCGTCTTTGCCCAGCATGACTCCCGCAAAGATCGAGGAATACAAGTATTTCAAGATCCTCACAGTCGAGCAGCTCGCGGAAGCCAATGACAACCTGGGTCAGAAGTTCATGGGCTTTCATGCTGACAAGCAACGCGCCAAGGCTTTCTTGGAAGTGGCTGCAGGCAATGCTCCCATCGAGCGCATGAACCAAGAGCTCGCGCAGCGTGACGCCGAGATCGAAACGCTCAAGCAGCAAATGGCCGCGTTGATGTCAAAAGTGGGCGGCCGTCGCAAGACGACCGAAGAGGTCGAGGCTTAAAGGGGGAACGGGATGCCCAGCTATCAAATCATCGACGAGTCGTCACTGTCTGCCATTGTGCAGAACGTGGCGGCGATGGTGGGCTATCCCGTCCCGGCTGATCCGGCAGGCAGCGATGACCCTGCAGTGCTGCAGATGGTTCAGTCGGTCAACATGGCCGGCGCTGACCTGCTGTCGATGTATGACTGGCAAGAGCTGACCAAGAACTACCAGATCAACATCACTGCCGACAGCGCTGGACAGACTGAAAAGTCGTTCACGCTGCCGACGGACTTTTACGATTGGGTGGATCAGACCCAGTGGAACCAGACCAATCGGTTCCCTGCCCTGGGGCCCGTGTCGCCACAAATGTGGCAACAGCTTTTGATCCGGCCGACGTTGCCCACGCTGTCGTTTTACTGGCAGGTGCGCGACAACAAGCTGTACATCCTCGCGCCGCCAAGCACGACGCAGATTTTCAACTTCTTTTATCAGTCCAACGCTTGGGTGCGCGATCAGGACAACCCTGACCTATACAAAAACCGCGCCAACAAGAATGGCGACATCATTCTGCTTGACCCGGTAGTGATGACGCAATTTACCCGCGTCAAGTGGCTCGAGATGAAGGGCTTGGACAGTAGCGCAGCCATGCGTGACTTCCAAAATGCTTTGGACAACCGCAAGGAGCGCGAAAAGGGTGCGCCGGTGCTGTCAATGGCGCGGGATTTCCGTTTCCCGTACATCCAGCCGTTGGTCAACACGCCTGATACAGGCTATGGAATCTGACCATGCCGCTGGCACCACTTGCTCCGTTTAAGACTCCACGGAGAGTCGCCGCTGCCAGGACTGCTCAAGTCTTCAACATCCCTGCACCCGTCGGCGGTCTGAACTACCGCGATCCCATCAGTGCAATGGATCCGCGGGATGCGTTGATCCTCAACAACTTCATTCCGCGTCAGCAGGGCGTGGAGCTGCGCAAGGGCTGGATGGTCAACACCGACACCATCAGCTTGCCCATAGAGTCCGTCTTCGCTTTCAAGTCTCAGGACGGGGCACACGACAAAGTGTTTGGCGCGGCCGATGAGAACATCTATGACGTCACGACAGACCCGGCAACCGTTGTTGTGTCGGGCACGGGCAGTGATGAGGACGAGTGGAATACGACGATGTTCGCCACTACGGGCGACACGTTCTTGCTGGCTGTTTCGCCTGGCGCTGGGTATTGGACCTACGACAGCACAAACGGCTGGGTCCAGCGCACCGTCACAGGGCTGCCTTCAAATCCTCGCACGGTCATGGTTTGGAAACAGCGTGTCTGGTTTACGTGCGAAAACGACACCAACGTCTACTACCTTGACGCGGTGAATGCCATCACCGGCACCGCGGTGAGCTTTCCCATGGGTGCCGTGCTGCGCAACGGTGGCAGCATTTCTGCGTTGATCAACTGGACGATGGATGCTGGATTCAGCATTGACGACTACTTGATTGCAGTGGGCACCGAAGGCGACATTGGTGTCTGGCAAGGCACCGACCCGACGTCCACCAGCACGTTTGGAATCAAGGGTGTTTGGTATGTAGGGCCTGTGCCGAGGCATGGCACCTATTACACCAATTTTGGTGGTGATGTGATGATCGTCAGCTCGGCTGGCTTGGTCCCGATGTCCAAGCTGGTGTCGGGGCAATTCACCGATGTGCAGGTTGGCCCAGCGTCCAAGATTCAGCCGGCGCTGTTGAAAGCGGTCACGGAGCTGTTGGACGAGAAGTATTGGTCAGTCTTCCCGGTGCCGTCATCGGAGATCTTGGTCATCAAACCACCGGCCAAAGCCGGGGTGTACACCCAGTTCGCCATGAATGTGGTGACTGGGTCATGGTGTACGTTCACGGGCATCCCCATGCGCTGCACGACCATGTTGGGCGGCCAGGTCTATTTCGGCACCTTCGATGGCCGTACCGGCAAAGCGTTCTATGGCGACACTGACGAGGTCACCGTTGATGGCACAGCTGGTGACACGATTCAGGGCGACATCCAAACCGCATTCCAGTCCTTTGATACGCCTGCCAACCTCAAGAAATTGAGCATGGCGCGACCGATCTTCATCGCGCCGAGCGCGCCGAGCGTCAAGGTTCGCATCAACACCCAATACTCGTTCTCCAACGTGGCGGGCTCGCCGTCGTACACAGCGACGCCGGACGCACGGTGGGATGAGTCGGTGTGGAACGTGGCGCGCTGGGTGGGTGATGCCAACACCTACCAGGCCTGGGTGGGCACCACCGGCCTTGGGTACTACGCAGCGCTGCGCATGAAGGTCCGTGGTTTGCCGAGCACGGTGTTCACCAGCTCGCACATTATGACTGAGCTTGGCGGGGTGATGTGATGGCTAACGCGCCCACCCAATACTCCAGCAACCTCATTCAGGCGTTGCGCGGATCGCCAACGACGAATGCAGTAAGTCCTGGCGCAATGCTCAATCTGTTGGCAAACAGCCCCAACACTCAGGCCGCGCTGACGTTTGTTCCGTCCACTTCGAGCAAAAGCGGCAACATCTTCAGCCCGTCAATGCTGGCGTATGCGCCCAAGTCGACAACGCCAAAACAGCCGGCGGCAGCAGCTGCGGATGGCCAGGGCCAGATTTTCGTTGAGCCTGAGCTACCGATTGAAATTGGAGTGCCCAAAGCTGTAGCGCCGGTTGACCTTGTGGATCCGGTGGAGAAGGACGCTGTGGATCCCACGGTGCCAGACGATTCCACGGATGGCCCTGTTGAGCCAGACGATCCAATCGTTGATCCTGTTATTGATGATTGGGTAGATCCAATAGACCCGGACACAGAAGACCCTGTGGTGCCGGATGAAGTCACCAAACCTGATGACTATGTAGACCCGATCATTGACGATTGGATTGATCCGGTATTGCCCGACGATACTGACAATGCAGATCAGCCGAAAAACCCGGTTGAGCCAGTGATTGATGAATGGGTTGATCCTGATTTGCCTGGCGACACCCCGCCAGATCAGCCTAAAGATCCGGTAAACCCCGTTGAGCCTACCGAGCCTGATGCCCCGGTGGAGCCGCCCGTGGAGCCGCCTATTGAGCCTGTGGCGCCGCCTATTGAGCCTGACGCCCCGGTTGAGCCTGGGGCGCCGGATGAGCCGGTGGAGCCCCCTATTGAGCCCACCAACCCTCCGGTTGAGCCAGCAATTGATGAGTGGGTTGAGCCTGTTATTACCTCTTACCCCGACGATTCTGTGGCGCCATTTACGCCGGCTTCGCCCGTGGATGACACGCCTGTTGACCAAAGCCCCGACACTGGTTTGGTGGACGCGGTGACGGTGGCTGATGCCATTGGCATATCGCCAGATGTTGCCCAACAAATTGGCATCACTGAAGACACAACCGTTGTGACGGCGCCAATCAGCGAGCCTCAATACGACCCGGTTGCTGACTTGCTGGTCGTGCCGGAAGACGCAATGCCACCACAGGACAACTATGGCGGCATTGGCGGGTTTGACGACCTTCTGATGATGGAGGGCTTGGCGTGACGCGTCAGCTGGTCACCGACAAGAAAGGCGAGCAACCCATCGTTTGGGAATGGCTGCACAAGCGCACAAACGTGCCGTGGAGCACCGACGTGCGGTGCATCGGTTCCATGCGTGACGACGGCACGATTGCTTGCGCGGTTGCCTACAACGCCTGGACGGCCCATGTATGCTGGATGCACGTCGCTTTTGACGGCCCGCATTCGTTGGACCGGGCGTTTTG